TCGCCCGCGTCATCCTTGCTGACGGAAACCGGCTCATGGTCGACAGCATCGAAGGTGACGTGGGCACGGTCCGCCTTCGCCATCGCGGCGGCGATCATGGTCTCAAGGCCGAGGCCGGTCACGTCCCCGCACTCGACGGGGACGATCTTCCCGCACGCGGGGCAGGCGATGTTCGCCAGCTTCGCGCCGACGGCCCGGTCTGTCGAGGTCTCGCTCACGCCGGCTCCGTGTCGTACATGACCTGGCCGTCCGGACCAGGAATGACCTTGGTGACGCGGAGCACGCGGTCTGTCCGGCCGTCCCGCTTCAGCTCGAACACGTCGCCGACGGCGAAACCATCATGCGGGAACTGGAGCCACATGAGGTGCGCGGCGGCCTCAAGATCGTAGGGGACCAGGTCGTCGGGGAAGTCCGCCTGTGTCGCGCCGATGGCCAGTTGCCGGAGGTTCTCATCCCGGTGCGGATTGTTCCGGCAGTCGAAGAGGTGGTAGCCCCTGCCTTGGCAGCACTCGAAAACGGGGCGCTCGCTGACCCGTTCGGCGAGTTCGCCAGCATCACCGGATGTGCTCATGCCGGTCACGCTACCGTTCCCGGACGCGCATCTCGGTGACGAGGAACGGGAAGGTAGCTGTCCGGTACGGACCGGCGTCAAGCTCCGGCTCGCCGCCGAACAGCGGCCCCCCGTCCTCGTCGGCGATCATCGTCAGGTCGGCGATCACCACTCCGTCGGCATCGGTGCGGACGGTGATGCCGTTGTACATGACGGTGACGATCGGCTTTCCGGTTACCGCGTCGAAGACGGAGACCGCCACGCCGGTCATGGTGACATAGGGAGAGCCCCTGGTTGGCGGCGGCCACTCGATGATCACGACGCCCCGGTACTGCGCGCCCTCGGCGGGCGCGTGCAGTACCTCAAGGTCCTGCGGCCCGGCAAAGCCGCTGTCACTGACCGGCTGCGGGGTGTCCTCGTCGGGACAAACGCAGGCTGTCAGGGCCTCAAGGCAGAACGGGCACAAGCGCGTCAGCGCCACTTCGCTCCCATCGGTATCCGTTCGGGATAATGGCGGCCATGACCGACGCTCCCGCAGAGATCCCCGCAGAAGTCCCCGCCGGCCTCAACGGCTCCGCCCCCGGCACCCTGACCCCCGCTAAGCAGACCGCCCAGGGCGTTGCCGCGATAGCCGGGATGCTCTCCCAGTTCCCGCAGGCCCTCGCCCAGGTCCTCCAGCAGGTCCCGGTGCAGGCCCAGACCCGCCAGCACCTGTGCGCCACGTGCGTCCTCGGGCGGCTGACGTGGAACGTCGCCCACGAACGGGAGCTGACGGCCGCGATCGAGATGGCGGCCCGGGTCCACGGCCTCGCCGACGGGGATCCCCGCCTCGGCCAGCTCGACCCGGTCCCGTTCCTGCCCGAGTCCCTGCGCCCCGGCGGGCCGCAGGGGATGCCGCCCGCGAATCCCTCGATCACCGCCGTCGGCGGCACCGAGGTGTGCTCTGAGCACATTCCCGGCAGGCCGGGCGGGAAGCAGCTGCTCCTCATGCCCGGTCCGCTGTCGCAGGGGATGCTCGCCAGTTTCGCCGGGATCCGCTAGGCCCCCGGCGGCCCGGACGGGAAGCACGCGCACCGGCAGCGGGCGTGCCCCGGCGTCGACATGTGGCCGTCGGGAAAGCGCTCGTCGACCGGGATGGGGCCGGCGTCCTCGTTCTCCCCGCAGCGCGGGCAGACGTGGCCGTCCCTCACGGTGACCCAGATTTTCCACGCCACGCTGTTGGCCATGTAGTAGTCGTGGGCTGCCAGCCCGGTGTAGATGTTGATCTCGGTGCCGACGAGGGTGACGGCGGTTTCCTCGTCGGCGAGGGCTGAGCTCAGGATGTCGCCGAGCTCGTCGAGCGTCTCCTGGCTGCCCGCCCAGTCCGCGTCCGTACCGGCGAGGATGATCGCGAGGGACCTGGCGTAGCCCGCCGCGATCGCCTCAGCGACAGCTTCGGCCGCCGGGGCGGTCCCGTTCCCGCCGTGCAGCAGCGCGGCCAGCACCGCGGCGAGCCCCGCCTCCTCGACGCGCTTGCGGGCGGAGTCCTGGTTCCCCGGTGACTGGCCGCCCGGCTGCTTGCCGGTGACCTGGTGCTCGGCCGACATCGCGCCGATCGCGTACCCGTCAGTAACCACGCCCTGGCCGAGGGACGCAGGGACCAGGGCGATGCCCTGCCTGGCCAGCCACGCGGCGAGCCACGCCGCAGCGTCCTTGTTGCGGTCCCGCTTGCCGGGCGCCTTCCCGTCCTGCCCCGGGTGGGCGGCGAGGTAGTCGCGGCCGAGGTCGCGCGCCTTCGCCTTCGGGACGGCTGCGGTAACGGAGCCGCGGACCTTCGGCGCCCAGTGCGCGGCCGTCTTCTGGTCGAGAGTCCAGCCGTGCCAGTCACGGGCGCTCCCGGACGGAGCCGGGGCTTTTGGGCCCGCGCTCACCGCCTTGGCTACGTCCTCGCCGCCGAGCGGGAACAGTGCCACGTCCTCGCCGCGGTGCACCGACAGGCAGGTGAATGTCACCGGCACGGGTTCGAGCGGGGCCGGGAGCGGGCCGCCGGGGTCGAGGTAGGCGAGGGTGACGTGCGGCGCCCAGTCCTTGTGCTCGCTCGCCGACAGGTCCTGCAGGGCCTCGCGGAGCTTCTCCGCGCCGGGAATGGCGATAGCGGCCCATGCGGGGACCTTGCCGTCGCTGCTATCCGAGGGCGGGAACGCGCCGATGCCGCTGACCGTGCCGGACAGCGGGCCGGGCACCGATGCGGCTGCCTGCCTCGCGCGGTCGCACGCCGCGGCGAACGCGTCGTCGCCGACGTCGGGGCCGAGGTAGACGACGGTGACGTGGTGGTCATCCGTGCCGCCGGGCACAGAGCCGACCGTGCCCGGCGGCAGGTCAAGGGAGATCATCCCCGAGCGGGGGGAGAGTTCGTAACCGGTCGCGGCCTTGGCGACCGAGCCGCGGCCCTCCGCGTTCAGGCGGCGCGCGTCACCGGCGGAGACGGCGGCGAACTCGAAGTCCCGCCACTGCCCGGCCTTGCGCCTCGCCTTCGCGAACCGCCGGAACGCGGACATCTCCTTGGCGATCGCCTCTTCGTCCTCGTCGTCGTCGTGCACGAGGTCGTAGGAGACGAGCCCGGTCTCGCTGGTGATCCCCGCCGTTACCGTCCCGCCTTCGCCGTCCTTGGCAACCGGGGCGGCCGGGAGCGCGGGCGTCTCGTCGGCCGCGGTCATCTTCGGCTGCGGCGGGGGGGCGGGGGGCATCGCGCCCGGCCCGAACTCCTGCTCGGCCAGGGACATGACCCTGATCGGCGGGTTCGGCAGGACCCCTTCGGTGCCGCCGAACACCTTGTGCGGCAGCGCTGCGCCCTGTGCGGGCAGCGCGGTGGCGGGGTCGATCTCGCCCGCGACGGCGAGGAGGCTCGCGATCGGGATGGGCCCGGCCCTCTCCGTGTAAATGGAGCGCGGGATCGGCACCGGGTCGGACTGCCCGTAGCGCCATTCGCGGATCTCCGACGAGCCGGCCGAGCCGATCCGCCAGTAGATCTCGTCCGCCTGCGCCTGCGCGACCCTGTCGTCCTGCTCTTCGCCCAGATCGAAGCTGAACTCCAGGGGCAGCCCGAGGTCGTCCTGCAAGAACGCGGTCAGGATGTCCTGTATGTGGATGGCGAGCGGGAGGTCTCCGACGCGGTGCTGAACATCGGCCTGCGACTCGCCGCTGCTGCGGTTGACCGACTCGGTAAAGCCCAGGTCGGCGGGGACCACGGCGAACGCGGCACATGTCTTCCGCATCAGGAAGAGACTGAACGAGTCCTCGAAGTCCTTCTCATTGCTCCACGCGATCTTGCTGCCGCCCGGCATCCACCGGATCTGCGACTTGCGGGACTGGTCGCCCAGCATGAACCCGTCCCACAGTTCCTGCCACTGCTCAATCTGCTCCGGCGACCAGGTGTCCGGTGCGGACGCGAACGCGGCCGGGATGTTGCCGTCCGTGAAGCGCTGAAGGAAATACATCTGGAAGCGGACGTCCGTGTTGGCGTTGATCAGGACGTCTTCCATCGGCGCCCGGCCGTAGATGCTGTCCGGCTGCGGGTCGTACGGCTCGTAGATCAGGTCATCGCGGGTCAGCTGATTCCACGGCAGCCCGTTGGCGTACTGCTGGTAGGCGGGGGCCGGGGCGTCCGGGGAGTCACCCCAGTAGTCGAGCAGCGGGGCGATCGAGATGCCCGAGACGACCTTGAGGCCGACGACGCGCCCGCCCCGGTTCCGCATCTTGTAGAGCGTGCCGGCGTCGTAGGACAGGACGTCGCGGAGGTACTTGGCGAGCCACCCCTTGAACAGGGTCTTGCGGTCCGGGCGCTTCAGGACCCGCTTGCCCTCGGCGATGTCGGCGGTGACGTCGCCCTCATAGCCCTCGGCGGAGATCAGCTTGTAATCAAGGGACCGCAGGGAGGCGATCCTGTGCCGGATGCAGATCTGCGCTACGTCGTAGTTCTCGATGAGGCCTTTGAGGACCTCGAAGCTGATCCGCTCATGGGTGCGGGGCCTCGCCGAGATGTTGGTGCCGGTGACGAACTC